GCACATATTTGGTGGTGAGCCTCAGGCAACGGCTATGTTAGAAAAACTCTATGATAATTTCAGCCGTTGTAAACCCGCCCCAGTATATAAAATGTCAGCACAGGATGCTGCTTTTGTGAAATATGGTATAAATAGTTTTCTTGCCACCAAAGTTATGTGGTTTAACCAGTATAAGGAGTTAATTGACCAGCATGGAGCCGATTACGATTCTATTATTAGCGCTGTTGGCACTGATCCCCGGATTAGTCACAGTCATACTCAGGTTCCTGGCCCTGATGGCCGTTGTGGTTATGGTGGCGCTTGTTTCCCCAAAGACACATCAGCACTTGCTCAATTTGCAGGACCAGATTATCTCTCTATTCTCCGCCTTGTAATCTCTGAGAATAACAAGGTACGTAGTCAATACGAATTGGATGATAGAGAAAAAGAACAGAATGTTGTTTACATGCAAGACGCAGTATGATATAATATACTAGAAAGGAAATGTTATGTCTACTATTGCTATTACTGGTATGGCTGGGTTTATTGGCTTTCACCTGGCTCAATCGCTAAAAAATGATGGTCATACTGTTATTGGTTTTGATAATTTCAATGATTATTATGACCCTACGTTAAAAGAAGCTCGTGCAGAATACTTAAAAAGTGAATATGATATCACTGTTGATAACATAGATCTAAAATCAGATATTAATTTAAGTATTTGGATGGAGTCTCGTAAACCAGATATTGTTATGCATTTAGCAGCATATGCTGGTGTTCGTCATTCGTTGGTTGAACCTGATAAGTATATTCAGAATAATATTGTTGGTACTCATAATCTTATTGAAGCATGTAAAAGTGCTGGTGTTGATAAAGTTGTATACGCATCCACTTCATGTACAATGGCTGGTAATGAATTACCATGGAAAGAAGATGAAAAACTTGGGTATCAATTAAATCCATATGGATATACCAAGGCAACCAATGAATCGCAGATGATGGCTAGTTCTATTCCAGTGACTGTTGGTCTGAGATTCTTTACAGTGTATGGACCTTGGGGTCGCCCTGATATGGCTCTATTTGATTTTACAAATAAAATTGTTAAAGGTGAAGCAATTGATTTATTTAATCACGGTGATATGATCCGTGACTTTACATATGTTTCGGATATTGTTGATGGTATTAAAATCGTATTGAAACATGGTTTGATTAATGATGAATTAAAGGAAATTTATAACATTGGTAATGGTCGTCAGGTTCCATTAATGGAATTTGTTGATAATATTGAAAAACAACTTGATCGAACTGCTGTACGTAATTATGTACCTAAACACCCAGCTGATACACATGCAACTTGGTCTGATACAACTAAACTACAAAAACTTGGTTACAAACCAAAGGTACCAATCGAGGATGGTGTGGAAAACTTTATAACATGGTATAAATGGTATTATAATGTCAACTGAAGCACTTTACAAAGATATAGCATTATATTATAATATTACTGTCAGTGAATTAATTGAACGGCTTACTAAAAATGGTGAGCCGTTAGTCCACAAATATTATGTTACAAAAGGATTTATCTAATGCGTATTGGTATGACTGCTTCAACCTTTGACCTGCTACACGCGGGTCATATTGCTATGTTGCGTGAGGCTAAATCACAGTGTGATTATCTCATTTGTTGTTTACAGATTGATCCATCTGTTGACCGAAAAGAAAAGAATAAACCTATTCAAACTATTGTTGAAAGATATACTCAACTTGCCGCAGTTCGTTATGTTGATGAAATTGTGGTCTATGCAACTGAAACAGACTTATTGGATATTACACAGATGTATCCAATTGATGTCCGTATCCTTGGTGATGAATATAAGGATAAGGATTTTACTGGTAAGGATGAGTGTCGTAAACTTGGCATTGAATTATATTTTAATAGTCGCAACCACCGGTTCTCTAGTTCCGATTTAAGAGCTCGTGTTTGTGAAAACGAGAAAGGAAAATCTAAATGAGCATTATGGATAAACTAAAAAAGAACTCTAAATTAAAAAATACAGAGGTTCTTTCTGAATCCAAGTTCTTTAATGAAAAGGATATGGTATCCACAGATGTACCTATGGTAAATGTTGCTCTTTCAGGTTCCATGGATGGTGGTTTGGCTCCAGGACTTACAGTTTTGGCTGGCCCATCCAAACATTTTAAAACATCATTTGCATTACTTATGGCTGGGGCGTATATGAAACAATATCCAGATTCTGTAATGCTATTCTATGATTCAGAATTTGGTTCACCTCAAGCCTATTTTAAACAATTTGACATTGATACCTCACGTGTATTGCATACTCCAATTACCAATATTGAGGAACTAAAATTTGATTTAATTGGTCAATTAGAAGAGATTGATCGTAAGGATAAAGTAATTGTTGTAATTGATTCTATTGGTAATGTTGCATCCAAAAAGGAACTTGAGGATGCCATTAATGAAAAATCTGTTGCAGATATGTCACGAGCCAAGGCCCTAAAAGGTTTGTTTCGTATGACAACACCTTATTTGGCAATGAAGGATATTCCATTGATTGCTGTTAATCATACATATCAGGAACAAGGTTTATTTCCTAAAGCAATTGTTTCTGGTGGTACTGGTATCTATTATTCAGCAGATAATATTTGGATTCTTGGCCGTCGCCAGAATAAAAAAGGTACCGAGGTTACCGGTTATGATTTTGTAATTAATGTAGAAAAATCTCGGTATGTAAAAGAAAAATCCAAAATTCCTATTACAGTAAATTGGGAAGGTGGCGTTCAACAGTACTCAGGACTTACAGAGGTTGCTATGGCTGGTGGGTATGTCCGTAAACCATCCAATGGTTGGTACGAGGCAGTTGATCCATCCACCGGCGAGGTATTATCATTAAAGGTACGTGAAGCAGAAACCATCCAACAAAGTTTTTGGGAACCAATTTTTAACCATACCGATTTTAAGGAATTTGTGAAAAAGCAATATACCATTGGGCACCGTGATATGGTATCAATGGAGGAAATTGTTGATGAGTAAACATAAGGAAAATAAAACCTATGAATTTATTCCAGATCCTGAGGATCAATCGGCCTGGCAGATTCGTATACTTGAAGGTATGTTTCCTGAGACTATAATCCAATATGGTGCTATCAAAGTTGGTGAGGAAACAGATAATGGAGATAGTATGATGACATTTAATTTTCATATTATTTCATCACCTGATTCTGAACTTACTGAGGAAAATGAGGATTTACAAACAGAGGCTGGAGATATTCTATTAGCAATTATAGAACAATCACTTGAAAATAATGATGGTTCAATTGCTGTTAAAGATGATAATGATCCAGAATCAGAATGGGAGTTTGTGGAATGAAAATTTTGATTATGGGATTGCCCGGTTCAGGTAAAACATGGCTTGCCGAAAGACTACAAAAGCATTTTGATTGTGCTTGGTTTAATGCAGATAAAGTTCGTGAGATGGCAAATGATTGGGAGTTTAGTGAAGATGCTAGGATTCGTCAAGCTCGTCGTATGGTAAACATAGCAGACTATGAAAAGGGTTGTGGGCGTACCGTAATTTGTGACTTTGTTTGTCCAACTGCTATGACCCGTTTTATTTTTGATGCAGATATTACAATTTGGATGGATACAATTATAGCTGGACGGTTTCAGGATACCAATAAGATGTTTGAAAATCCAGATAAGGCAGATTATAAAATTGATCATTTTATGTCTGACGATGAAATTGCATCTTTTGCAAACGCTATTTCAACAGGAGTAAAAGCATATGTTTGATCCATTAAACCCTACAGTTCAAATGCTTGGTAGATGGCAACCTTGGCATGATGGACATCAAGAGTTATTTAAAAGATGCCATGCTATGACTGGCCAAGTTTGTATTATGATTAGACAAGTGCCTGAAAAAAGGGAGGCAAATTCCAGAGTACCTGGACAAGATGATAATCCATTTGATTTAAAAACTGTAAAACAAAATATTAAAGAAGGTCTTGCAAAGGATGGGTTTACAGAGGATGAAGATTATGTTATAATGGTTGTACCAAACATTGTTGATATATCATATGGACGAGGTGTTGGTTACACATTTACAGAACATAACCTAGGTGAACAAATTCATTCTATTTCAGCAACCAAAATACGTGAACAGATGAGAGCAGAGGGAACCCTTGCAAGCAAATCTTGAACTAACCATTCTCAGAAATATCCTTACCGATGAAAACTATATGCGTAAGGTATTGCCTTTTGTAAAGCCAGATTACTTTGAAGGGATTTATCGTATCCTTTTTAAAGAAGTTGGTAAATTTGTTGGTAAATATAATAAACTACCAACTATGGAATCATTTAAGATTGAGTTGGATCAATCTGATAAAATGGCTGGAGAAAATTATACAGTGGCAGTTGATCTTTTGCCACAGTTATTCTCGGGTGATAAAATTGATGAGCAATGGTTGTTAGATAATACGGAAAAGTGGTGTCAGGATAGAGCAATCTATAATGCCATCATGGAATCCATTTCTATTATTGATGGTAAGCATGA